CAAATATTGCACCAGAAGAAACGCCTTATATGTCAAACATTGGCCGTGAAAACGTGTCCAACGCATTGTTTGAATATCAGACCGATACATTGGCCGCAGCTGCTGCCAATGCCCAGTTAGAGGGTGACGATGTTGCATCGTTTGACTCTGTAACTGCTACTGTGCGTTTGCAAAACTATGCACAGATTTCACGCAAGACAATCATCTTGTCAGCCACTGAAGAAGTGGTCAACAAGGCAGGCAGGCGCTCAGAATTGGCCTACCAAATTGCGAAGCGTGGCGCGGAATTACGTCGCGACCAAGAATTCGTGATGTTGAATGGCGGTATTGCTGTTGCTGGTGATTCGACCACAGCTCGCGTGACTGCTTCTTTGGGCGCGTTTGTTAAGACAAACACCGACAAAGGTTCTAGCGGTGCTGATCCATCTTACACAACGCTGCCAAACAGCGCCCGTACAGATGGCACAGTGCGCACATTTACTGAAACCATTCTTAAGAATGTGATTCAGAAAGTGTGGACACAAGGTGGTACACCTAAGATTTTGATGTGCGGTCCTGTTAACAAACAGCGCGTGTCATCTTTCACTGGTATTGCCTCTAGCCGTTTCAACATTGATGGCGGTGCAAAGCCTGCCACATTGGTTGGCGCAGTTGACATTTATGTTTCAGATTTCGGAAACGTACAGGTCATTGCAAATAGATTCCAGCGTGAGCGTGATGCATGGGTGATCGATCCTGACTACGCCAAGATGACTGTGCTGCGCCCTTATCAGCAAGTCGAATTGGCCAAGACTGGCGATGCTGAAAAGCGTATGCTGATCGTGGAATGGGGTCACAAAGTGTTGGCTGAAAATGCCCATGGTTTGGCAGCAGACCTGATTACTTCCTAATCGGAAGGTAAACTGAAAGGGCCGAGGAAACTTGGCCCTTTTTTTAAAATGATTCACAAAAGACTATTTAGCGAAAACAAAGATCAAGGCATCAAACGCATCTGGCATGAAAACCCAGAGACTGGCGATGTGACCATTGAGACCCAACAAGATGTCACAGCGGTGATTGAGGCCAACAAGGCCATCTATAACGCTGTGGATGAGAAAGCCAACTGGACCGGTGAGTGGCACTTGGTGGCATCCATCCCCGAATCCCTTTATTACAAGATGAAGGCCGAGGGCAAGATCGATGACCAGGAATACATGAAAAAATGGCTTAACGACTCTGACAACAAATTTTTTAGAACAAGACCTGGAAAAGTATGAACTACATTGCAGTCTGCACACCGGCCCGTGATCAGGTCCACACAAATTACACCTATTGCATGGTCAATATGGTGGCTTATCACACGCTCAACACCACAGACGCTATCAGTCTGAAATTGATGCAAGGCACAATTATCCAAAACCAAAGGGCTGACCTTTGCTTGGATGCAATGGCTGAAGGATGCACACACATCCTTTTCATTGACTCGGACATGACATTTCCACAGGACATGGTCCAGCGGCTACTCAAGCACGACAAAGAGATTGTGGCTGCCAACTGCGCCAGACGCAGAATGCCCACCGGCCCAACTGCCCAGAATTATGACGCTGAAGGCAAGCGCCAGGCGGTATACACAATGCCAGAATCCACCGGATTGGAAGAGGTGGGAAGCATTGGAACGGGCATAATGCTGATCAAGCGCGAGGTGTTTGAGGGCATGAGCGAGCCGTGGTTTGATATGCCATGGCAGACCACACGGGGCTACATGGGTGAAGATGTGTTCTTTTGTAAGAAAGCGCAAGAGCTTGGTTACAAAGTCTACATCGACCATGATGTCTCAAAGGAAATTGGCCACATTGGCACATTTGAATTTCGCCATGAACACACCTGGATTGTGAAAGAGGAAATGGAAAAAGAGGCCCAATAATGGCACTGACAACCTATACAGAACTGAAGACATCCATTGGTGACTGGCTTAATCGGTCGGACCTGACGACAGCCATTCCTGACTTTATCTCTTTGGCCGAAGCACAAATCGAAAGAACACTGCGCACCAGGCAGATGATCGTCAGGGCTAATGCGTCTTTTGACGCGCAGTATGGCGCAGTGCCAAGCGACTTTCTTGAGACCAAATCCCTAAAGCTCACAAGCACAAACCCACAGACCCCATTGGAATTTTTGAGCATTGATGCCTTGGACAATAAGGCAGCCGAATACACGGCCAGTGGCAAACCAAGATTCTTTGGTGTTGTTGGTGGCCAATTCCGAATTGTCCCAACACCCGATGCAAATTACACAACCGAGCTGACCTATTACGCAAAGTTGACAAAGTTATCAAGCAGTGTGGCCAGCAACTGGCTTTTGTCATCAAGCCCCGACATTTATCTGTATGGAGCGCTATTACAGGCTGCACCATACTTGCAAGATGATGCGAGAATCCAGACATGGGCAACGCTGTATGAGCGAGCCTTAAATGATTTACAAACTGCCGATGATCGCGGTGCATCTTCTGGTGGTGCATTGCTGACCCGTGCAAAGACTTTTGGATAAGGACTAGACCATGTCATCTTTTACCGACTACACCGAAAACCTAGTTTTAAATTGGGTTTTCACTACAAATTCGGCAACACGCCCCACTGCCTGGTATGTTGGCCTTTTCACGGCTGCGCCAAGCGACACGGGTGGCGGCACTGAGGTGTCTGGCAGCGCCTATGCGCGAGTGGTGACTGGCACGATCTCCGGCTCTGGCACGGCCACGACATTCACCAATGCAGCGGCCATCGAGTTTGCAGCTGCCAGCGGTGGAAACTGGGGATCAGTGGGCTGGGCTGGCATCTTTGATGCAAGCACTTCTGGCAACCTTTTGGCCTGGGCGCCATTGACCACAGCGCGCACCATCAATGATGGCGATGTCTTGCGCATCCCAGCTGCATCTTTGAGCATCACTTTGGCCTGATATGGCAGCCTATGGATCGGGGAATTTTGGTGTTGGCCAATACTCTGATCCGAGGGTAGGCTATGGCTACGGCTCTTATGGCAAGGGCAATTACTCCAGAGGCACATTTGAGCCTCAAATAATTATTTCAGACACCAGCACCATGGCGGTGGCTGGCGTTACTGTTTCCAATACCCAATTTGAGATTTTTGACCAGTCCACCATGGCGGTGGCTGCGACCAGGTATGTCTCTGCTGCCATAGCAATCACATCCACAAGCACAATGACTGTGCAGGCCAATGAGGTCTTTGATGGCGCAGTGGCCATTACTGGCACAAGCACCATGGCCGTGGCGGCCAATAGGTTAACGACTGCATCAGCCACCATCAGTGACACAAGCACCATGGCCGTGGCTGGGCTGCGTTATGCGGTGGGCGCAGCCGCCATCAGTGACACTAGCACCATGGCGGTGGCTGGCCTCAGATACGCCATTGGCCAGGCTTTGATTGTTGACACATCGACACTGACAGTCTCAACCAGCATCATTGGCAATTCTGGCTTTGCCATGACTGGCACAAGCACTTTGGTGGTGAATGCACAGCGCAGGCAGCCTGGCGCTATTGCTTTCACAGAAACATCATCCATGGCGGTCAATGCAAGACTAAAATGGCAAGCAGAAAGTGACACGGCAGAAAGTTGGTCTGGGATATCTGATAATTCAGAGACCTGGACACCGATCTCTGACCAGTCAGAAACATGGACTGCAATTAGTGATTCAAGTGAAACTTGGACTCCAATTGCTGATAATAGTGAATCTTGGCAAATTGCCGCATGAGGTGAAAAATGGCTGATACAACCACCACGAATCTATTGCTGACCAAACCCGAAGTTGGTGCGTCTACCGACAGCTGGGGAACGAAGATCAATTCAGACCTAGATTCAATTGACGCGCTGTTTGACGCTGGTCCAGTGCTAAAGGTCACAAAAGGTGGCACGGGTGGTGCTACTGCATCAGCCGCACGAACTGCGCTTGGTTTGGCAATCGGCACAGATGTATTGGCTTATGACGCAAACCTCCAAAGCTTTGTGACTGCCTTTACTTTACCTACTGCCGATTCAACTGCTAACTATGTTCTAAAGACAAATGGATCTGGAACATTGGGTTTTGCGGCTCCTAGTGATGTTGCGCTTGCAGCAGATCAGACCTTTACAGGCACAAATACCTTTTCTGGCTCAAGCTCAAAGACTGCCATTGTTCTAAACGATGCAGCAGAGGTAGCTACAGTATCAGCAACTGCAGCTACTGGCACGATTGCTTACGACATTACAACTCAGTCTGTTCTGTACTACACAAGTAACGCAAGTGCTAACTGGACAGTTAACTTCAGAGCCTCTAGCGGTACATCGTTGAATACTTTGATGAGTACAGGTCAATCAATGACTGTGGCTTTCTTAGTCACTCAAGGCTCTACTGCTTACTACAACTCTGCTGTGCAAGTTGATGGCACTACATCAGGTGTGACTACTAGGTGGCTAGGTGGTGCGCCTACTGCGGGTAATGCTAGTGGCATTGATAGTTATCGTTATTTGATTATCAAGACAGGTAGTGCGACTTTCACAGTCTTGGCAAGCAACACACAATTTAAGGCTTAAACCATGCCATTACAAGCAACTTCTGGTGCGGCTAGTTACGATGCCTTTGGTGGCGGTGTTCCTGTTGTGCCAGCATATATTGAAGAAGTGTTCAGCACATACCTTTACACTGGTACAGGTTCGGCTCAGACTATTACCAATGGTATTGATTTGTCTACTAAGGGTGGTTTAGTTTGGACTAAAGGTAGAAATTACGCTTTTAACCATTGGTTGATAGATACTGCTCGTAGCAAAACACAAGTAATTAAATCAAATACTACTGATGGCAATCAATCTCTTGGTGGTGGTGGGGGGGCTATAACTTCATTCAATACAAATGGTTATGGAGTTAATCTATATGATGAAAATAATAGTCCTGATTTAACTTTTGTCTCATGGACATTTCGCAAGCAACCAAAGTTCTTTGATATTGTGACTTATACGGGTAATGGCACAGCAGGTCGTACTGTGGCCCATAACCTTGGGTCTGTACCAGGCTTTATAGTTGTAAAACAAACTGGTGGTGGTTCTACAGGCGGTGTAAACAATTGGTTTATTTACCATCGTTCACTTGGTGGCACAAAATATATGTGCCTTGATGGCACATTTGCTGCTGTTACAAGTTCGTCACCTTGGAATAACACAGACCCTACAAGCACAGTTTTTACTATTGGTGGGACTTCTGATTGCAATGATACTGATGGCACATACGTAGCCTACCTATTCGCCCACAACGCAGGAGGCTTTGGCCTGACTGGTACAGACAATGTGATTTCGTGTGGGACATTTGAGGGAACTGCGAATACAGCAGTTACACTAGGATATGAGCCTCAGTGGATTCTAGTTAAAAGTTCTTCGGGAGGAAGTAATTGGCAAATTATAGATACTATGAGAGGAATGGTTGTTGGGTCTGCTGGCCCTGCACGATTAAATGCCAATACATCAGGTGCAGAATCTAACAATAATTTATTTTCGCCTACCGCAACTGGTTTTGTTTGGACAGCAGACGCTGTGGGAAATGACTACATCTACATAGCCATTCGTAGAGGCCCAATGAAAGTGCCTACAAGTGGGACTAGTGTGTACAACGCAATTGTACGAACTGGTACTGGCGCTACTGCTACAGTTACGGGTGTGGGGTTTGCGACAGATGCGGTGATATGCAAAGAGCGTGATTCTGCAGTAATAGGCAATATTATCGTGCAGGATAGGTTACGTGGGGCTGGGGCAACGCTCTATACCACTTCGTCGTCAAGTGAAGGGGCGAATACAGATGGTTTGCTAGGCTTCGATTTAATGAATGGCTATCGAGTTGGTACAGGAGGTTCTTCAGGGCAATGGAACTACAGCACTACGGCAAATAATTACATCAATCACTTCTTCAAACGTGCCCCTAGCTTCTTTGATGTGGTTTGCTATACAGGCACGGGAAGTGCTAGGACTGTTACGCATAACTTACAAGCAGTGCCTGAGTTAATGATTATTAAATCCAGAACAGCTACATGGAATTGGGCTGTTTATCATTCAGCATTAGGAAATACACAATGGATACTTTTAGATAGCGATGGAGGCCCAGTTACACAATCTAATGTATGGAACAATACAAGCCCTACTTCTTCTGTGTTTACAGTAGGGTCTTATGGAGGTACAAATGCAAGTGCAGGTAATTATGTAGCCTACCTTTTTGCTACTTGCGCTGGTGTTTCCAAAGTAGGCTCATACACAGGTACTGGAACAACTTTACAAATTGATTGTGGCTTTACAGGCGGTGCAAGGTTTGTCCTTATAAAGCGTTCGCAAGATGGCTTTAGTGGCGACTGGTATGTATGGGATTCAGCCCGTGGAATCGTAAGTGGTAATGACAGCTACCTTTTGTTAAACTCTACTGCGGCAGAGGTTACAAACACAGATTACATTGACACCTATTCTGCTGGCTTTGAAATCAGTAGTACAGCCCCTGCAGCAATCAATGCTTCTGGCGGTTCTTTCATCTTTTTTGCGGTGGCCTGATATGACTAAAGATAAATTTAGAAAAGCCTATACGCAAAGTAAGGTTGACGCTAAATGTCGAGGCATTGACTTTCTCTTTACTTTTGAAGAATGGAAAGATTGGTGGGTTTCTACTGGCAAGTGGGATAAACGTGGCAGAACTTCTGGATGCTATCAAATGTGCAGAACTAATGATGTTGGCCCATATTCTTTAGGCAATGTTTACTGTGACACCATTGAAGCAAACAGTGGGCTTCCTCATGCTGGTGTAACTAGACCATTGGAGTGGTCAGCAAAGATAGCAAATTCTTTAAAAGGAAAAGCTAAGTCAGCTTCTCACGCTAAGTCTTTGGCATTTTCAATGCTTGGCAAACAGTACAAAACACCTGCTGGTGTATTTCAAACTTCAGCAGAATGTGAACAAGCAACTGGTGTTAAACGAGCAACTGTCATGTGGCGTTGCAAGAATAATTACCAAGGTCATTGGTCTTACGCATAAGGAACATCATGCAAATCAGAACAAATAATGGACAAGTAATGTACGAAGCAGAATTTCGTGCATACACAAAAGCCAATGGTGGCCCATCATGGGACATAACAACAACTGAAGTCTTAACGGCTTTGGGTGCTGATGTAGTCTTTGAAGGCGCACAAGCTACAGGCGGTACTGTTTACCAATACTCTCAAGCCTCTGGTGTTGAGCAAGTAGATGGTAAGTGGTACACCAAATATATTCTTGGCCCTGTGTTTACCGATACAGAAGCCACAGACGATACCCCTGCTAAAACAGCGGCTGAGAATGAAGCGGAATATAAGGCCGCCAAAGATACAGAGCAAGCCAAGTCTGTGCGCTCCACACGCGACACCAAGCTGGCCGAATGCGACTGGCGCGTGATCAAGGCTGCTGAGACTGCGACCACATTGGATGCAGCCTGGGCAACTTATCGCCAGGCACTGCGTGATGTCACTGCGCAGTCTGGATTCCCTTGGACCATCACATGGCCTGACGCGCCATAAGATGAATCATGGATGCCGACACTGACAAAAGGCTTGCCGTGCATGAAGCGATCTGCTTAGAAAGATACAACAACATCGACAAGTCACTGCGCGATGGCGACAAGCGCATGACGAAGATTGAATATCTTCTTTATGCTGTGATCGTGGCCGTGTTGTTTGGCCCAGGGGTGGCTGCCGAATTCGTTAAGAAGATTTTCGGGCTATGAAAGACTGGGCCGTAGCAATCATTGCTGCGGCCTTGCTTGTCCTGACCATTGTTTGGTCGTTTTTTGTCATCATTTTGTTTTGGCCATGATCTATGCTCTGGTCCTATTAGCAGCAACCACAGAATATCGATGCACTAGGTGGGCATGGACTGGTGATGTCTACAATCGGAAGGTTGTTTGTCTCAAGTGGGAGAAGAGGAAATGATTGATCCGATGACGGCCCTGGCGGGGATACAAAGCGCCATCAGCATGGTCAAAAAGGCCAGCAAGGTGGCCAATGATTTAGGCTCACTTGCCCCAATGATTGGCAAGATGTTTGACGCAAAGTCTGTGGCCACCAAGGCCATGCTTCAAGCCAAGCAGTCTGGCAAAGGCTCAAACATGGGAACGGCCTTGCAGATCGAGATGGCACTGGAGCAAGCCAGAGCATTCGAGGAAGAGCTAAAAATGCTTTTCATGCAGACTGGCAAGATCGATGTCTGGAACAAGATTAAAGCTAGGCAGGCCGAGATGGACCTTGCTGATGCCAAAGAATTGAGCGCATTGAAAGCCGCAGATAAGAAAGCCAAAGAAAAAGAACAAGAGATGAACGAACTGGCCATGATCATTGGCGGTGTGGCTTTTGTTCTGTTTTTGGTGTTCATTGGAGTCAATGAATTGATGACATTCTGCGAGACAACAAGAAGGTGCGGTCGGTGAATGAGTATCAAAAGACCTTTGACCTATGCCTCAAGATATTCGTTTATGGATGTGTGGCTTTATACGCCCTTGGATTCCTCAAATTTTTGCCAGATGATTTGTCGGACCGAATCGTTAATTTACTGCTGGGTAGAATAGGATTAGGCAAATGAGATATCTATTGCTTCTTTTACTGCTGACTGGCTGCGAAGATCGTTATCGATACAAGTGCCAGAATCCTGACCATTTCCATGCACCAGAGTGTCAGAAGCCAAAGTGTTTATTTACTCAGCAATGTCCAGAGTACCTGGTCGCACCCATACTGGAGAAAAAAGTTGATGAAGTTAAACCTAACAACTGAAGAGATCGAGGTCAGGGTTTGGGGCTTTGTGGTCATTGCGGTGACTTGCATTCTCTGCTTCATTGTGGTCGCGCTTTTGTACTCAGTGACCTTTGTGACTCAGCCCATAAAATCCATGGCCCCAATAGATCAGGCTTATACAAAGATGCTAAACGACATTGTGCTTTTGATTGTTGGCGGCATTGGCGCGGTAATGGGCAAGAAGGCTGTGGGGACTGCCGCTAAGGTTTTTGGTGGCCAGCAATCCATGCAGCCTATGTGCCAGCCCATGCAAGGCTATGGCCAGCAGTATGGTTACAGCAACAATCACGGGTTTAATGCAAGCACTAATGGCATCCCAAGCCAGCCATTTGGGGCCATGCCAACTTGGACCAATCCACAACTAGACGAGTCTTGGACACCTGGTCCACCACCAGACACGCCACCGGACCATCTTGAGGATGACCATGAGCGCGAACAGCTGGCGCAGGCCAGAGAAGAGGCAGAGTAATGTTACCAATACCCTTACCCTGGCTCATTGTTGGTGTCTTGGTCTCATTATTTGGCACATACCGAGTGGGCCACCACTACGGGTGGCTGGAGCGCGACAATGACATGAAGATTGCCATTGCCCAAAAGAATGATGAAGCCAGAGCCAAGGAGAAAGAGCTTGGCGAGAAACTGCAAGATCAGGAAACGAAACTCAGAAAGGCCCAAGATGATGTCAAGAAAAAGCAGTCTGCTATGCATGAGCTTGCTAGGACTGGTCGGCTGCGCCTCCCAGCCCCAAGTTGTCCACAAGTCAATGCAAGTGCCACCATTGCCACTGGAAATACACAACCCAGCCAGCCCGATGAAAGCGAACTTGAGCGACAGACTATTGCAACTCTTATCGACCTCGCAGCCGAAGGAGACAAAGCCATCACCAAGCTCAACGCCTGCGTCAGCGCCTACGAAGAAGTAAGGAGAATTGTCAATGGTCAATAGTCAGCAGCTCCAGCAACTGCACATTGGCCCCGAGTGGGTCGATGCGCTTAACGAGACTTTCCAGCGCTTTGACATTTCAACGCCACTGCGCCAGGCTGCCTTTATTGGCCAGTGTGGCCATGAGTGTGGCAATTTCAAGGTGCTTCAAGAGAACTTGAATTACAGAGCCGAAGCATTGCAAAAGCTCTGGCCCAAGCGCTTTGACGCTGCCAAGGCCCAAGCCTGCGCCAGAAATCCAAAGCTCATTGCCACAGTCGTTTACTCAAACCGGATGGGCAACCGAGATGAGGCAAGTGGGGATGCCTGGCGGTTCATTGGCCGAGGCTGCATCCAGCTCACAGGCTCTGCGAACTACCACCACGCAGGCAAAGCGCTTGGCGTGGACCTGATCATGCAGCCAGAGCTGGTGGCCACGCCCCAGTATGCAGCGCTGACTGCCGGATGGTTTTGGGACACCCACAAGCTCAACCAGTATGCAGACAGTCAAGACTATCGGACCATGACCAAAAAGATCAATGGCGGGTTTATTGGCCTAGATGACCGGATCAAACACATTAACCATGCGCTCTCTGTCCTGACATAATTACCCCATGGCCAGTCAGACACAACAACTTGAGAATCCCGCACCACCCACCCTTGGTTATCCGACCGAGGTGTATGAGCGCAGGCATTTCAATGAGAACAATGGCTCGCTGACGATTTACTTTAAAAAGCTGGCCAGTGTGCTGGGGTCTCTGTTTGGGCCAAGAGGTGGTCGGTTTATGAATGCACCCCATGGGGCTTTTCAAGACTCGACCGACCAGACGGCTGCCAACACCACCACGGCCTATGCGGTCACATTCAACACCACAGACTTTGCTAATGGTGTGACAATGGCCAGCGGGTCCAGAATCACTGTGGCCGATGCCGGAATCTGGAACTTGCAGTTTTCCATTCAGTTTAAGAACACCACAAACGATGGTCAAGATGTAGATATTTGGTTTCGCAAGAATGGGACAAATATTGCAAACTCAAACAGTAGATTTCACCCTCCTCCGAGGAAAAGTTCTAGTGATCCAAGTCATATCATTGCTGCATTGAACTTTTTTGTAAGTATGAATTCAAACGATTACATTGAAATTATGTGGAGAACTGAAAATACTGGCGTAAGCATAGAGGCTTTTGGGACAAGCACCAGCCCAACACGGCCAGCAGTCCCATCAGCCATTGTCACAATGAGCTTTGTCTCAAACATTACCTAAATACTGCCATGTACATACCAATCAAATTACCGCCAGGGGTTTACAGAAACGGCACTGAATACCAGGCAGCTGGTCGCTGGTATGACGCTAACCTTGTGCGCTGGTACGAAAACACATTGAGACCTATCAATGGATGGCGCACTAGGTCAAGCAGCCAGATGACTGGCTCATGCCGAGGCATCATCACTTGGCGCGATAACAGTGGCAATCGATACATTGGCGCTGGTACGCATTCCAAGCTCTATGCCATGAATGAGGCGGGAACACTCAAAGACATTACGCCAACGGGCTTCACCAGTGGCTATGCCAACTCCACGACATTGACTGGCTATGGATACAGCACCTATGGCACATTTGCCTATGGCATTGCAAGGCCAGACACTGGCACACCAATCCCTGCCACCACTTGGTCACTCGATACATGGGGCGAGTATTTAATTGCTTGCTCTAGCACTGATGGCAAGATTTATGAGTGGCAATTGGGCTTTTCAACACCTACATTGGCAGCGGCAATCACCAATGCACCAGTTAACAACAAGGCGGTTTTAGTCACCCAAGAGCGCATTATCTTTGCCCTTGGCGCTGGGGGAAACCCACGCAAAGTGCAGTGGTGCGACCAAGAGAACAATACCCTTTGGACACCAGCAGGCGACAACCTTGCAGGCGACTATGACTTGGCCAGCCCTGGCACATTGATCGCTGGCAAGCGGGTCAAGGGTGTCAACCTACTGTTTACAGATGTGGATGTCCACACGGCCCAGTATGTTGGCGCTCCATTTGTCTATGGCTTTGAGAAGGCTGGCTCTGGCTGCGGTCTCATTTCGGCCCAGGCTGTGGCGGCCATTGATACGGCAGCCATTTGGATGTCTCGCGCAGGCTTTTGGATATATGACGGCTATGTCAAGCCACTGCCAAGTGATGTGTCTGACTACATATTTGACAATATCAACTATGCGCAAGCCTCCAAGATTTATGCGGTCCATGTCAGTAAGTTTGGCGAAATCTGGTGGTATTACCCAAGTGCAGCCAGTAATGAGAATGACAGCTATGTCACTTTCAACTACCGCGAAAACCACTGGAACATTGGGACCATGGCCAGATTGGCTGGGGTTGATGCCGGAGTGTTCACATATCCTTTGATGGTGTCCAGCAATGGCTACATCTATGAGCATGAAGTTGGCTTTAACTATGACAGCGCCAGCGTCTATGCCGAGTCTGGACCAGTGCAAATTGGCAATGGCGACAACATCATGTCGGTGCGCCAAGTTGTGCCAGACGAGCAAACACTGGGTGAGGCTGTGGTCTCATTCAAGACCAGAAACTACCCGACAGGGACTCAGTCCACATTTGGCCCATACACGGCAGCCAACCCAACTTCAGTAAGGTTTTCTGGTCGGCAAGTCAATATGAAGGTGACTGGCAATACTTTGGCTGACTGGCGCATTGGCACAATGAGACTAGATGCTGTCCCAGCTGGTAAGAGATGAGCGACCAAGAGCACTTGGAAAGGCTGCGCCAACACGTTGAGGCGGCATTAGAATACTCTGGAGGCACACACAATTTTGATGATATTGCCGAGATGGTGGAAAACCACAGATTACAGCTGTGGCCGGCCAAGGACTCGGTGGTATTGACAGAGATCATTGTCTATCCCAGGCTCAAGAATTTGCATTATTTTCTGGCTGGTGGCGACCTAGATGAACTCTCAAGGATGAGACCATTGATCGAATCCTGGGGCAAATCGGTTGGATGCACCAGGGTGACTTTGGCAGGCCGTAAAGGCTGGGCAAAGACATTTTTGAAAGACGAAGGTTACAGCCCACAATGGGCTGTACTTGCAAAGGACTTATAGGGGAAAGACTATGGCAACAAGAGCAGAAGTATTAGCAGCGTATGCAGCCAATCCAAAGGCGACACCTACGCCAACTGAAGACGCAATTCAGTTTTGGATGCAAGGTGGCCTTGGAAACTTTAATCAAATTGTTGATGAAGTAAGAGCGCAAAACCCTGCACTTGCAGCGCAGATTGATACCCAGAGGGCAACGAC